CCCGAATCAACAACCAAATATACATCATGGACAAGGGATTTATAATTAGAAGCTTTTAAAACTTTGTGCATTAGCGAGGTTTTATCAACACTCCCCCATGCTGTATTTGAAACTGCGTCTTTCGACTTATTAACTTGTATTGCTTCGCCCTTACCCATATCTTCAGCAGCAAAATCTTCTTCGACAACTTCTTCCCAATATTCCCAATCTTTTAAATCGGAAATATATTCTTCTCCTGCCGCTGCTTTAGCTGTACTACCTTTGTTTTTAACCCACTTACCATCTTCTACATGATGGGTCTTTTTAAACGAACTTATTGCAATAGCCCAACCATTTTTCTCTTTGTCAGAACCAATAGTATCTGCTTGATTTGCAATTGCGTTAGCTTGAGCGAGAGAAACAGGGGGTTCTATTCCCTTTAAAGCCGGATTTATATCAGCTTTTGATTTATAAGGGAATGTAACAATTTCTTTATCCATTTTTTCTACCATTTCTTCTGCCCATTTTTTACCATAATCTCCCCCAAAAAGTAACCAATCAACAGTTTGTTTACTGTTTTTATGTGTGGAAAAATAATTATTAATTTCTCTTACTTTGTCGGGAGTTATTATTTTGTTTTTACTTAAATAACGAGCAAAGGCAATACCTGTAGATGTACCGCCTCCCTCTTCTTTTTTAATTTCAAAACCTTTTTCAACAGAATATCTTACTTCTTTTGGGATTATTATTTCTGTAAAAGAAAATTCTTTTTCTAAATCTTCTTCATATTCTTTTGCGAAGGATAAAACACTCGCATTTGCCATAGGTATAGCCGGAGTTACATAGCTTCCCAAAACAGTTACTCCTTCATATCTAAAATCAAGAAGTTCGGTTTTTCCATCTTCTTTGGATTGAGTTTTATATACGCTCATTTCGACACTAACGGGTTTCTTTCCCCCGTCTCTTTTAAAGAAGCTTAACAATGGACCAGTATATCTTTTCCACACATAAGCTATAGCTGACAACATTGTTCTTCCGTCTTCCAGTTTCTTACTTGTAATTGTAGTACTTTCTGGAACAAAACCGCAAGGAACCTCATCGGGGTCATGTGTATAGATATCATCAAGTACAGAATCGTATTTCCAGACAAGAGGACAGCCTTTAATTGTATCTGCTGTACGCATTAGCGTTTCTTCAGAAACATACATGTCGTGAAGATTATCACCAGAGGCGAAAAAATCTAAAGCCAAAAGAGCGAACTTCGATTCAGGATTTTCCCGAATCATTTCAGCGTTTTCGATTGTAAAACTTAATTTTTTTATCAAATTAACCTCCTTTCCTTGGGGTTTTCTAAAATTTAGACAATATTTTCACATCCAAGGGCATTTTTTTCAAACACTCTTCTAGCTTGTCTGTTTTAGCAAAATAAAAATATTTCCTGTCGAAGCTCAATAAAGGCATGCGACAATGGCGTATAAGCCAACTTTTAACATATTTGTTACACCTATACATATCACTTTTAATCATTTTTGGATTAGTAATCATTTCATACTCTACCCTCCGGAGGAATCCCAAAGTGCTACCTGCCACCATTCAGGCATTAATGTTGCTTTATCTAAAAATGTAGTAGCTTCTTCATACTCTTTTTGCTGTTTAGCAATCATTTCTCGCATTTTTTGTTCTACTACATAATTATTATCTAGAACTGCTAATTTTAGAATTTCTCCAATACTTGTTGTGGTTAAAAATTCTCTTTCTAGATAGAGTTGTGCTAAACCTACAATCGAAGCAAATTGTGTATTTATTTCATCTATTTCTGGAATAAATACGTCTGCATTTAAATCAGTTAACAAAGATACGAATTCTTTTCCGTGTCCTGTTTCTTCTTCATGCTGACCTTCAAAGTGCTTTGCGAGATTATCTAACCCTTTATTTCTTAAAAAAGCACACATATATAAATAAAGATTTGCATTATAAAATTCATGCCCAATTTGTTCACATAATGCAGATTTTAAACTATCATTTATCAATATCATAATTATACCTTACCTCCTCTCCCTAAATTTTCACCCTCGGTTCTCGTTTGTTCAGTTTCCTCCGATATCTCCGACACAGATTTTTGTGGTCTACCAGCTTGTGCGGGTTGTCCTGTGGAAGTAGTCTTTCCTTCTTCTTTAGCAGGAGTTTGTTGACCTTTAGGTTTTGCAGGAGTTGCTATACCGGGAACAGATTTTGGATTTAGTGTAGCTTGCTTTTCTGTTATTTTTTCTTGATTTTTAGCATTTTGATTTGCTAAATCTTTTTGATTTTTAGCAGTTTGGTCAGCTAATTCTTTTTGTTGCTTACCTGTTATTTCAGCCATTTCTTTTTGTGCTTGTAACTGTGGAGGAATAAGCAAATCCATAAATCCACTTGCTTTTGTTTCTTCTAGCTGCTTTCTAAATTGAGCGGGTTTCATTCCTATAGCTGCCGCTATTTTTTGTGGTAAAATAATTCCAACATTAAATAGGGTCATTATTGATTCTAATCTTTGTTGCCTATTTAAAAAGAATTGTGTACCCTCGAAAGCAAATTTAAATTTAAATGCCTTAGTAAATTTATTTACATAATAATCCATAAAAATATTAAATTGGTCATATAAAGCTGTCATCATTTGTTCATCAACATTTAAACTTAGTTGTGTTTCCAGAACGTTTGGTTTAATACCACTTGTAAATATCAAGTTCGTATTTACACCGCTCGAAGCCAATGTTGTTTTTAAGTAACTGTCGTATAACTCGTTTTCAGAATCAAAACTAATTCCTTGTATATCTTCTAAAGGTGCAGATGCAACTTTTATAGCTTCATTAATACTACTCTTCACCAATGCTAAAAATTTACCAAGCAAATCAGGGCTAATAGCAATCATATCTTTTACACTTGCTTTAGCATCCCTATTTAACATTGGAACTTGACCAACAATCATTTTGCTTGCTGCCGCCATAGTCGCTTGCTTTTGAAGATTACGCATTAAACCTTGTAAAATTAAATCACTAAACAAAGGGGTAAAATATGGTAATCTTGTTGCAAGTTCGGGAGAATATTTAAAACATATACCAACATCAATAGGAATATCAACCCAATAAATCCAAGTCGAGTTTCTCATTTCCGGTGGTAATGATGGAACATATGGTTTTGGTTGATTTCCGTTTATCCATATTTCTTTATACTTTTTTCTAAAGAAATCTGGATACATATTAATATCCACGCCGGGGATTAAAAACCAATACATATTAAAACTGAATAAGAAACCCCCTTCCCATCTTCCGGTTATTTTGCAATAATCAGCAGGTAGCTCTTGTAAAACAATACTATCTCCTAAATCTCTAATAGCAGCAAAATAAGCATCGTTTCTCACCATTTGTTTAACAGCAACAGATAGTTCTTTTTTATAAGCAAATTTTTCTAGGATATCTTCTACTGTTTTTAAGTCCTTTTTATATTTTGGGGTTTCATAGTCTTTTGGTTCAGCATTTGATGTATATGTGATATCAAATGCAAGCATATCTGCCATATAGGTGATAAGCCTTTTATAAACCATAGATTTCATTTCGAAATCTTGAGAAAAAGAACGAAGTTGTAATTCGCTATCTTTTGGAGAAGAAAGTGCCGTATTAAGTTCACTCTCTGTAGCCGCCATCGGATTGAGGGTGATATCTCTCATCCTTGCTGAAATAAGGTCAGGAGTTATGTATCCCTGTCCATACATTCCCGCCATTGAACGGGCGAATTGTATAACATCCCAAACTTCTTGTTCTGTGAGTTCTGTTGTTTCTGGTTCTATGGTTTTTTTTCCATTATTATTTGCCATTGTTTAACCTCCCGATACCACAAACGACACACCTAAGAACGCATCCTCATCATCCCATTCAGAATTTTTATATCCTAATAATTCTATATCTAATAAAGATACATAATAATTAAGATAACTAACTGAGGTATAGCGGTCTTTTCTAGCGCCACTTGGTTCAACTAATTTTATTAATCCATTTGCAGGAGCCATCTCAAGAGCAATACTTTCATTTATGAACAAACTCGTTTGTAAATGCGCTTGCAACAGATATGCTCTAGCGCCAGTATCATCTTGGTCAAGAATATCTTTGTTTCCTGATTTTATAAGAAATTCTTCTTCGCTATTATCATCAATCAAAAAGGAAACGAGCTTCTTTTTTAATCTTTCTCTAAATTTAACAGCGATTAAAGAGTTTAGAGGGGCAGTAGCGGATATCGGAAAGATACATGGTACAGCATCTTTTCCAAGCGTTCTACTTATCAATTCGTCATATACTTTTTGGTCAACTAATGCAGAATTCATTACTGTATATGCTCTATATTCAGCACCTCTTATTTCATCTTTTGTAACCGAAGATAAGGCATCAAAAACACTAATACCAGCACTAGCTAAATCTAATACAAGAGCATCTCCTTGAAATTCCTCAAATATTTGTTTTATTCTCAATGCTTGTAAACTAGTATTTTTACCATTATGGGATTCCATATAAACTATTTCCGTCATCCAACCTTTTTTACTAGGTAAAAGTCTTGCGCAACTTATAATCGTATTGTCGTTTGTAGACCCCGCTCTCATAGCTATATCGACAGAAACTATGCGCATTTCATCAGATAGTTTTGGTATATCATAATTATTTTTTTTAGTTGTAAGATATACTTCGTCTCTAATTGGTCTCCAACTTCTCTTTATAGTTCTATCGAATAAACCGAGTTTATAAAAAGAGAGGCTTGAAGAACCGTAAGGGATATTTCCATATTCCATAATGAATGTCACTGGGTCTAAATTTTTTTTCTCTTTTATCATTTGCTTTTTAGTTTTAATACCATGATGAATAGAAATC